CTCCTCTAATAGTATAAAGAATATAGCGTAAATGGGTGGTGGTCTTCTTCAATTAGTAGCTTACGGAGCACAGGATGTTTATTTAACTGGTAATCCTCAAATTACCTTCTTCAAAGTTGTATATCGTCGTCATACTAACTTCGCTATCGAGGCTATTCAACAAACCTTTAACGGAACTGTGGGATACGGACAGACTGTTAATTGCCAAATATCTCGTAACGGTGATTTAATTAATCGCGTATATCTCCAAGTTACTTTACCTAAAATTAGTTTACCTTCTGCTAATGCTGCCGATGGTACAGGAGCACGATATGTTAATTATATAGGTCTTCGTCTTATTAAATCAGTCCTTATCGAAATTGGCGGCCAACAAATTGATAAGCATTACTCAGATTGGCTATATATCTGGAATGAACTTTCCCTTCCTCGTGGAAAACGCTATGGTTATGATACTATGGTTGGTGCCGACAAGGATATTACTTCATTTAACGATACTACCCTATATATACCTCTTGAATTCTGGTTCTGCCGCAACGTCGGTCTCGCCCTCCCTTTAATCGCTCTTCAATATCACGAAGTCAAGATTAAGATTGATTTTGAAACCAAGGATAAATGCCTTATTGATTCTAAAAACACTATAACAACTGTGTCTGAAGCATATGTTCCAACCGGTGGTGCCGCTACTCCCGGAACTGTCGCAGATATTAATGATATGTCTTTATGGGTTGATTACATATTCCTTGATACTGACGAACGCCGACGATTCGCTCAGCTATCTCACGAGTATTTAATTGAACAACTTCAATTCACCGGAACTGAAACTCTTAATTCTGGTTCTACTAACCGTGTCAAGCTTAATTTTAATCACCCCTGTAAAGAACTAATTTGGGTCGCTAAGCCTAACAATTATGCCCGCAAGGCTTGTTGGTATAATTACACCGATACTGATAATGCCGATTTAACATCTACTATAGTTTCTGCACAATTACCTGGACCAATAATTGGTAATACAAATATTACTAATTTTACTGCTTCAAATTATATGGCCGGTTTTAATTTTGGTAATACCAACTCAACCCAAATATCTGCTTCATCTCCTTTTGCTGATACCATACTTCAGCTTAATGGCAACGATCGTTTCAGCGTTCGTGATGGAACTTATTTCTCATACGTACAACCTTATCAACATCATACTAATATCCCAAGTAATCCTGGCATTAACGTTTATTCATTCGCACTAAAGCCTGAAGATCATCAACCGAGTGGAACTCTAAATATGTCTCGTATTGATACTGCTACGCTTATGATTACCACAAGATCAGATATTGTAAATACACTTACAGCACAAAATCCAGTAACATATGATGGTATTAATATATACGCTATTAACTATAATGTCCTCCGTATCCTTTCAGGTATGGGCGGTTTAGCTTATTCCAATTAAATTATTAATAGCTATTTACAAAATATTACTTTTAGGTGTTATATAATTAATCCTTTTTTTTTTCTCCTCTAATAGTATAAAGAATATAGCGTAAATGGGTGGTGGTCTTCTTCAATTAGTAGCTTACGGAGCACAGGATGTTTATTTAACTGGTAATCCTCAAATTACCTTTTTCAAGGTTGTATATCGTCGTCATACTAACTTCGCTATTGAAGCTATTGGACAAACCTTCAACGGAACTCCTGGGTATGGTAATCGTGTTACTTGTCAAATATCTCGTAATGGTGATTTAGTTCATCGCATGTATATTTCTCTCAAAATACCTGATGCGACATCACTATGTGCCTTCTATGGTCTTCGCTTAATTAATTATATAGAAATTGAGATTGGTGGTCAAAAAATAGACAAACATTATTCACATTGGCTATATGTATGGAATGAACTTTCTTTACCCAAAACAAAACGTAACGGCTATAACAAAATGGTTGGTCAATCAGGCGGTTCTCTTAGTGGTCAAACTCTTTATATCCCTCTTGAGTTCTGGTTCTGTCGTAATGTTGGTCTCGCTCTTCCTTTAATCGCTCTTCAATATCACGAAGTTAAGATTAACATTCAATTTGAAACCGCAGCTTTATGTAAAGGTGCTGCTACCGCACCTACTACCTTTCCTAACGCAACCCTTTGGGTCGATTATGTATTCCTTGATACTGATGAACGCCGCCGATTTGCTCAACTCTCACACGAGTATTTAATTGAACAACTTCAATTTACCGGCTCAGAATCTATATCATCTACTAAATTAAACTCTAAGCTTTCCTTCAATCACCCCTGTAAGGAACTTATATGGTTCGCTAATAAAAAATCAACAGCTGCTGGTACTGATCAACACGATGTAAATAACAATTGGTTCAATTATACTACATCGCATACTGATGTTACACTCGCACCTGCTAATAATTATTATAATTTGAACAAATTACATAACACAGCTGTAGCTTCTATAAATCCTATTACTACTGCTAAACTTATACTTAATGGCAACGATCGTTTCTCCGGCCGCCCAGGTTCATACTTCAATCTTATCCAACCTTTCCAACATCACGAAAATATACCTACAAATGCTGGTATTAATGTTTATTCTTTTGCCCTTAAACCTGAAGAGCATCAACCAAGTGGAACTCTAAATATGTCTCGTATTGATACTGCCACTCTTTCATTAGACCTTCATTCAACCTTAACTGGAGCCAATATTTCTTCGACTTTAAATGTTTATGCTGTTAATTATAACGTTCTTCGCATACTGTCCGGTATGGGTGGTCTTGCTTATTCTAACTAAATAATTATATATCATATATTATGGTATAAAGTATATATTAATTATACATATTATCAGCAATAACATAACAATTCAAATAAATTTTACTAATTTAATATATCTAATATAATATGATTATATTAACAGTATATTAAAATTGATTAACTAATGTATTAATGCCCTTTTTTTTTTCTCCTCTAATAGTATAAAGAATATAGCGTAAATGGGTGGTGGTCTTCTTCAATTAGTAGCTTACGGAGCACAGGATGTTTATTTAACTGGTAATCCTCAAATTACATTTTTCAAGGTTGTATATCGTCGTCATACTAACTTCGCTATCGAGGCTATCGAACAAACACCTACTGGCAGTAATTCACTCGGTTCTCGTGTTAGTTTCCAAATAACACGTAACGGTGATTTAATTCATCGTGTATATTTCTATGGTGTTATTGTTGCTTCAGGAACAGCAGGTGATGCTGCCGCTCTTGTTCCTAACTTCGGACACAAACTATTAAAAACTATTGAACTTGAGATTGGTGGTCAACGCATAGATAAGCATTACTCAGAATGGCTATATATCTGGAATGAACTTTCTCTACCTCTCGGAAAGCGCGACGGATATAACGTTATGGTTGGCGCTAACCCACGAAATATCTCAACTAAACTTATAACCGGGCAAGAGTATGAGCTATATGTTCCTCTCGAATTCTGGTTCTGTCGTAATGTTGGTCTCGCTCTCCCTTTAATCGCTCTCCAATATCACGAAGTTAAAATTAATATTGAATATGAAAGCGAGGCATTAATGAAAGACACTAATGCTTCTAACTACACATATCAAGAAGAACTTAAACCTGGTGGACCGCCATATGTTAATAACAGCACACTCGCAACAAACGCCGTATCTCTTCGATTAGATAAGGCAACCCTATGGGTTGATTATATTTTCCTTGATACTGATGAACGTCGTCGATTTGCTCAGCTATCTCACGAGTATTTAATTGAACAACTTCAATTCACCGGCGCTGATTCTATCACCTCTTCCGGTGATTCTATGAAAAGTGTCCGAATGAACTTTAATCACCCCTGTAAGGAATTAGTTTGGACTATCAAAAACACCGCAACAAATGTATATTGGAACAATTACTCTACCGCTGCTGGTGGCACTTCTAATGATCACCTCGACTCCTTCAACCCTGTAACCAGCGCAAAAATAATGCTTAACGGTAATGATCGCTTTGCTACTCGCCAAGGTGATTATTTCTCTCTTGTTCAACCTTATCAACACCACGAAAATACTCCTGACAAGTTTCACCAAGGCATTAATGTTTATTCATTCGCCCTTAAACCCGAAGAGCATCAACCGAGTGGAACTCTAAATATGTCCCGTATCGACACCGCTGTTCTTTCTTTATCATCCAGTATGACCGGTGTAATAAGCATCTACGCTGTTAACTATAATGTTCTTCGTATCCTTTCCGGTATGGGTGGCCTTGCTTATTCTAATTAAATTTGACATGTCAAGTCAACAAGATATTTATTCCCTTTTCTTCGTATTTTATATTACATTATTGTAAAATATAAATATATATAAAAATAAATAGTATACATTCCCTATTCTCTAATAATTAAATATTTGGTTCTTAAAATATATTTGCTCAGGTGTTTCATCTTCTCCTTCACTCTTAATTATTTTTTGGTAATCATTAATGCCATATAAGTTAAATAGTTTTTCTAATGTGTTTGTTAAAGCTCTCTCTAATTTACCTTTGTCTTTACTCTCCAAGTTCTCTTTTAATTTATTTAACTTCTTTAAAAACTTGGAATATGATTCTATCATAAATGCCTCATCAATATTGCTAATATCATTATATTTAAATATATCATCATATTTATCAATATTTTTATTACATATTTTTATATAAGTCTTGAAAATATTCAATAAATCATCCGCATTTCTAACATCAGTTTTACCTTCTAAACCTTCTCGCTTTTGCTCATATATTAATAGCTTATTTAATGTTCCAAGTAGCTTTATAAAATCATACTTTTCTCCTTTAGTAGATTTTAAAATATCATTCATTCCATCTATTATCGCATTACTAATATTTTGTAAATTTGGTGAATCTTGATCTTTTGTCTTTTTAATTTTGCTTATAATTTCTTCCATAGAGATTTCAGGATTAATATTTAATTGAATTTCATTTAAAAGAATAGCAGTACCTGAACTTTCACTACCTTTAAATTTGTATAAGTTTATTAATGTTTTAAAATCATTAAATATAGCCGTTATATCATCATCATTATCTATTACATTTCCAATATTTTCATTATTGTATTTTCTGTTTTTTAAAATATTTATTAATACTCCTAAAATCTCGTTTAGTTTATATCTATCCTCGATTTTCTTCTTTGCGGCTGCTTCAGAATCACTATTCTTCTTGTTACTAAGATTCTCTTTGTAATCATTAATAATCCTCTTTGCATGTTCTATCTTCTTTTTAATATCTTTAAAATTATAATAGTTGACTAAATCATTTAAAAAACTTTCTCCAATATAACACTTATCATCACTAATAGCTTCTTTTAACTCATTTAATGTATATGTTGAAATATCTTTAAAGTTTTCATCATTATCTAAGATGCCTCTTATAACATCATAATTAAAACATGTTATTTCTTCATAATTATTCCCTTTGATATATTGTAAAGATATATAGCGTATGTTATCATTCATTAACTGTTATATCGTATCCTTCTAAAATAATTAGAGATATATATATTCTAATATTCTAAAACTTTGTCGCTATTATACTTGTGAATAACCATATAAACATAGTGAAAAGTGATAATGCCTTTGATAGTTGCTTACGTTCTTCATAGTCTAATACTTTAATACTTTCTTGGTCATCTTCGTCCTTGAACTCAGGCTTCTTTTTAATATTTAATATTATAGGGATTACTATTAATAATAATATTAATGACGTATGGATTAGTAATCGTGATATTCCATTTGTCCCCATATAAAAATAGTAAAATAATGTGCGAATGCTATTTATAATTCCATTAAAGTTCATATATTTAACATCAAAACTATTATCTATATTAATGAATAACACAATAAACCAAAATAATATAATATATATGACAGCATAATATATAAATCCTTCATAAAATGTTTTTATAATATTAATATCTATACACCATTGCACCATTATTATAGTTATATAGCGAATAAAAAAGGTTGCTATTATAAATACAATTCGATCGTCAAAGCTAAGCTCAAGCGCTTCTATAGGATTTTTAGGGTCATTCTCAAAATCCCTTATTTTCTTAATAATTTTATTAGTCTCCTCCTTACTTTCTTTTACATCAAAATCTAAAGTATTATATACATCAATATCATTAGATAATTGCTCAATCTTGTTATCAGTTTTGATTGATACAACTTTCTTCTTATTTTCACTCAATCTATTTCGATACTCATTTATTAATTTATTATCATCAATCTTGTTGTATCTCTGAGTGTCTAAATATTGAGCCTTTAAATTATTATCGCTGTATTTTTGATTAGGATTTCCTCCTTTTTTTGCTGTTTCTGTCGTTTGTTGACTATATTGTTTTTGTGGAGCATCTAAAAATCCTGGTGATGCTGATACATCTCCTACTTTTCTATCACGAAAATCTGGTTCTACTATTTTTCTTTGAACGGATTTTAGAGGCGTCCATTCTTTTGTTGATGGTTTACCTTCTCCTTGATCTCCTAGTAATAGTGATGTTGTAATTACTGTTGGTTCCGCTGCTTGTTCTGCATCTTCTAATTCACCCTCACCTTCTTCAAAATCATCCTCACCTTCTTCATCTTGATCACTCCATCTATCCCCATCCTCGGTATCTTCATCTTCATCTTCATCTTCATCTTCATCTTCATCTTTTTTCGTGTTTGATTTTAATGATTTTAATCTTGATTCTAAACCAAATTCAGATTCAGATTCAGATTCAGATTCTGCTACTTTATCTGGTTCTGCTGCTTTTTCTGCTGCTGATGTTGTTGCTTCTGCTGCTTGTGCTGCTGCTGCTGCTGTTGTTGTTGCTGCTGTTGCTGCTGCTGGAGCTGCCCCATCTGCTGCTGCTGATGTTGTTGCTGCTGCTGATGTTGTTGCTTCTGCTGCTGATGTTGTTGCTTCTGCTGCTGCTGCTGTTGTTGTTGCTGCTGTTGCTGCTGCTGGAGCTGCCCCATCTGCTGCTGCTGATGTTGTTGCTGCTGCTGATGTTGTTGCTTCTGCTGCTGATGTTGTTGCTTCTGCTGCTGCTGCTTCTGCTGTTGCTTCTGCTGGTGCTGCTGGTGATGTTTTTGCTCCTGCTGCTGGTGCTGCTGCTGCTTTTGTTTCGGTTTCTTTAAAATCAGGTCTTTCTATAATATTTTTAAATATATTTAATGCTCCTGTAATTATTTCATTTTCATCATTTGTACCAGTACCATCATATGTACTCTTGTCTATTATAGTAGGTTCTATAGAATTACTTTGTTTTGGAATGACCTTATTTCCTGGATTAGTTAAATTTTGTGCTGATATTTTAGATAATTCTGATGTTATCCCTGATATATTTGTGTTAATAACATTATTTAATAGATTGATGCTTTTATCATCTTTTAATTCTTTTGTTCTATTTTTATTTTCTTTTTCTATTGCTGCTTCTGCTTCTTTTGCTACATCATATAATTTTGAACTAACACTAATACTTGGAGTTATAGCATCTTTTAATAAGCCTATAGCATTATCTGATTCTTTTGTATTTGGTTTACCTTTCTTTTCTGACACGGTTCCTTTTTGCTCTCGTGATGAGACCTTATATAATTCATAACCTATATCTATATTTGCGTTAATAACATTATTTAAAAGACCTATTGCGCTATCTGCTTTTAATTTTGCATCTTTATTTTTTACTTTTTCATCATTCACATTTTCTAATTTTTCCTTTTCTATTTTTCCACGGTTATTTATATCTAATTCTGAAAAAACCTCATCTAACCCATCTTTAACCTTGTTATTTTTTTCTACTATATATGTGATAGCATTATTTATTTGTACCACCAAATTTTCAGCAGACAATACTAATTTTTCAGCGGTTAAAACAGTATTTTCGCGTAAACGTTGTTCTTCTATAACTTTTTTTTTATCCCCTTTTTTAGCTCTTTCTGTTTGTACTTCATCTTCTGTTTTTTTGTCTGAGCTTGTCAATATCTCTATAAATTCTTTTCCTCCTTGTTGTTTTAATGGAGTTTCATTATTCTTATATACTGCGATATCCTTTTTAAATATATCTATAGCATCTTTAAAAGTTGAAATGGTTATCTTTGTATTTTCTTTAATTATAGTTATATCATTTAAATTATCAACCTTATTTTTGAATAGAGAAATTGCTTCATGAAAATCATTCACTTTTAAAGGTGAATTATTAGCTTCATTTAATTTTTTTGTGTCTTCTAATAATTTTTTAACTTTGCTTTGTATTTTAATTATTTCATTACTTGCACTTATACCAGCCTTATTTTCATCAGTTTCACCAGCTTTATCAGCCTTATTTTTATCAGTTTCACCAGCTTTATCAGCCTTATTTTTATCAGCTTCACCAGCTTTATCAGCCTTATTTTCATCAGTTTCACCAGCTTTATCAGCCTTATTTTTATCAGCTTCACCAGCTTTATCAGCCTTATTTTCATCAGTTTCACCAGCTTTATCAGCCTTATTTTCATCATCTTCATCCAAAATACTTTGTTGTTCATCTCCTCCTCCTCCAGCTTGTTCACCTTCTTCATCATCTTTGCCCTTTATTTTATTAACATAATCGTTAATCTCCCTAATTATTTTCTTTTCCTTTACTTTCAAGCTTTTTATGCTATTATATTTATTTAATAAATTATACAAAGTCTCAGGGTCATTATTAAAAACCTTCAATAACCCCGTATAATATTCATATCTTTTTGGGTCAAAGTTTTCTAAATCAAAATCACTTATTAAATTAGTATTATATTTAGCATCTTCCTCTGTGTTATTATTATTGCTAATATTGTTAAATAACATATTATATTTGTATATTGATTTTAATGCTTCTTCATTATACATTGTATTATTCTTCCTTAATCGTATTATAGATAATAAATTATATAGTAAATTATATTAAACCCATTAATCTATATTAAGAATATGATACATTTTCCAAATAATCGCTATTAATACCAATAGTATTGTAATACCCAATAAAATATATGAATATATATCTCTATAATAATAAAATACTATATATAACATCATCACTATAATAAAAATCCATAATATACAAACAAATACAGTCAATATATATATAGAGAACGCATTATAAATAGATTTAGGGTTCCCTAATCGATCTCTTAGACAAATCCCTAAATACTCCTTTAAACTCTTTTCATTAATATAATTTGTTTTATTCGGGTCTGGCTGTTTATTGTAATCTACAAATATTTTCTTATAATCATCCTCGAAAAATATTTCACCTTTTGATAATCTGTCTAAATTCATTTCATAATTCTTATAATTGAATGGTATATATGAAGCCGGTATTAATTCTAAAGGTATGATTCCAAATGTATTAAAATATTTCTGATTGTATTCTCTATATATAGGATCATCTTTATTTTTGTATTCCTTATTTATCTTTTTCGTCGGAAATACGTTATATGCTTGAAATATTTTGCTATATAAGATTTTGATTCTATCAATATTATCATCTCTTTTAATAGTGTTCTTATAATCTAACATATATGTATCCTTCTGTAAAAATTCTTGTATTTTGCTTGAAATATCATAACAGCAAGTAGATACTTGTTCTGTATCACCTTCATCGCAATTAACTTTGCTACATATAATAACTTTCTCTGGTTCAGGTTCTACAGGAACATCTTTTGTAGAACCGGAATCTCTTGTAGAACCTGTACTGCTTGTAGAAGACCCTTTTGATTTTGAACTCATTCTTATAGTATCTATATTTAATAGTTAAAAAGATTATTTAATATTCCTCGAGATAATATTAAAATAGATTATTAATAAAATTATATTAAATATATATGTTGATGCTAAAGAACTTGTAGATACATTATTTGCTAAATTTAAAATTTCATCTTCATTTTCATACTCTTCGGGTGTTTTTATGTTTTTAATGTTTTCGCTAAATATATATCGTGCTGATTTGCTCTCTGTATTTAATATTTTATCATCATCATTAATTTTATTATTAATAGTCTTAATAATATTCATTAAGTAATTTTTATTATTATTTGAAGATATATTAACATATTTTGTTTCTAAATAATTATATATGTATGTTAAGTGTTTATATTTCTCATAATCCCCATCATTTATCAGAAGACTATTTAGAGCAATCGCTGTTGCATCTTTACCACCTCCTTCACTTATTATAATTTCAGGAATACTTGTATAATCACTCCCCCCGTCAGTAACTTTTATACTTTCTATACTTGTTGGTATAAGAACTGCTATAGCTGTCGCACCCAACCCTCCTCCAGGATCTATTTCTATATTAATAGTAGGAACGCCAGTATAACCACTCCCCCCATCAGTAACGATAATACTATCTATTTGCTTAGAAGATTCATTTAATTTAGCAATCGCTTTTGCACCTTTTCCACCACCTCCTTTGATTGTTATAATTGGTTCCTTTGTATAATTTGTACCTCCGCTATTGACTGTAATACTTTCTATATTTGTTGCTTTAAGAACTGCTATAGCTGTTGCTCCTGTCCCAGTTTTTCCAACCGGTTTTATTTCAATTTTTGGTGTACTTGTATATCCTGTTCCTTCGTTTTTAACAACAATACTTACTACACTTGTATTTTGATTACCATTAAAACTTGTACTTGTATTAAATGTATCATCTATTTCATATGTATCATCATATAATATATTTGAAATTAATTTATATAAATAATATGTTTTCTTTTCATATATTTCTTTTTTTCCAGCATCTGTTTTAGTTTCTCTGGTTTCAATCCTGTTATAATTAATATGTCCAAGTATTAACAAATATTTTACAATCAGTTTTATTAAATTTTTATCTTGTTTTTGTTGCATGTCTGATGTTTGCCCTAATAAGTCTTCATCGTCATTATCTAATAATATGTTAGTATAGGCTGTTTCAGTAGGTTTAGATGAATGTGGAGGTTTGGAAAGATCAAAATTATCTGCGATTAGCTTATCAAACTCAGTATTCATATCAAAGCTAATATCTTTGACAAATTCAGTATATTCGTTAAATGTTTTTAATTTTAATATAAACTTGTAAGGTATCACCTTATCTCCGTATTTATAAAATTTAAACTTATTATATGTGTCAATATTAATTCCCTTCTGTTTGTTTTCGTGATTATTATAGTATATTAAATTGCTATTAAACTTCTCTTCATTAAAAAGATTAAAACATTTTTTAATAATACAATAAATTTTAAAAATAGTGTCTTTGTTAATAATAATTTCGTCAAAATATTCGGCAATATCTTTTTCACTTTTTAAAATACTATCAGTTCCTTTATTCTTATTGAAAATATGTATAAAAACGTTGTATATATTTGCTACATATTCATTATTATAAGTTTCATCATATAGGTTACTAAACTTAGACTTATAATACTCTCTAAACTCATTATCGTTACTAAGAATACTATTATTCATATTTGATAATTTTAATCGATTCGATTTAATTCTTGGAATATCATAGTAAATATTATCCTCATCATTTTCATTAATAATACTTTTGATTGGCTTATTTATATCATTTATAATACCTTCTGATATATTTTTTAATAGAGATACACGACTATTTATACTTGGTATATTATTTATTTCAATATTTTTCATTATATCTTCAAGTTCTGTCTTGATTTTATTTATTTGGGTTATATTTGCGTCACCTTCTGTTATTCCTAAAGAGCCATTAATAGCTGCTATTGCTTTATTAATAGCCTCCTTAATATTCACAAATTGAGTAGATTGATCTTTTATTTGATTAGCTGTAGGTTTTGTTGGCATTTTTGGCATTTTTATTAATTCATTTTTTAATAATATAATAGATTCATCTATATTTAAAATAAAGCTTAAAGACTCATATTCTTTCTTCACTTTTGTTTTAATTTCTTCTATATTAGATTTATTAATATTCAATATATCTTTAAGTCCCTCATTAATTGTTTCTAATTGTTCTTTTAAATTATTTACCGGAATAGGCGCTTTCAAAATAGCATCCTCGATATTTTTAATTGATTTATTAATAATTCCCTTAATTTTTTCTATTTGATCTTCTGTGGGTTGCTTAGGTAGTCTATCTAAACTTATTTTTATTGCTAAAATAGTAGTTTCTGCTTCTTTCATTTTTACTAAAAGAATTGATCGGTTATCCAGTAATTTAATATTACCACTTAATATTGAATAAAATACGTTGGTAATAATATAGTGCTTAATGTAATTTTTATCTCCATTAATAATTTTATTATCATACATTCGTATATAAGGCGTTACAATATTATTCAATTTATTAAGAGACCTCTTATAACTGCTATCGAGACATTTATAAACAACATTTGTATTAAATTTAGTATTAAAACGAATAAATAATATTATATATACTATCAATATGATAAAGATAAATAAAGGATATAATATGTTATATAATTCAGATAATAGTTCTGTA